CGCCTGCCAATTTGTGAGCGAGGCAAGCGTGAGTGAAATTCTTTATACGTCATTTGTCCAAGTCTGACGCATATTCTAGCTCGCTTTTAACGTGGTTCGCGGCACGTTGATTTTGTTGCTAAGTAATAGCAATCTACAGCACCATAATCAAACCTCACATCGTCTTTCCCGATGTATTTTTTGAATTTTGGTCTGGTAATACCTGAGAAAGCCCATTGATGGTCTTCCATCTGCTCAATGAGATCGTCGACAGTGTCAAACGTCCCAAGGTAAAACTTGCAGTGTCCATTGTAGACGAAGTAAAGATTTAACATCACTCCACCTCAACAGGGTAAAAATTCCCAAAGGAACCCCTCAATGCCTTGCCAACCTGTAAGGCTGCCCCACGAGAAACAAACCGCAAGGCTTTCTTCTCCTCTGAACATGAAATGTCCAAGCCAGTCACACCGATAACTGCGGACATCAGAAAGGGCTTATCCTCTCTTGTCCCATGCTTTAAAATAAACATCAGCCACCTCCGTTCTAAAAATATTGCTTCCGCTTGTTTGTCAAATCATTGAAAACCATCAAATGGTCTTTATCTACACCCTTCATTAGTCTGGACATGAAAGGTCTGCCATATCTTTTTTGAATATCGGCAGAAATCAAATTTGTGGTAATGATTGTGTTTGAACGCTTATTCAAGATATTGTAGAGAATAGTAAATGACCATTCGCTATCTTTTTCCATTCCTAAATCATCCAAAACCAAGAACTTAGCACTAGCAATTTTATTGACCAGAAACTCTTCCTGACTAAAATCAGCTTTAATCTTCATCAGCAAGTCAGTTACGTTGATGAAAATAGCAATCTCTTTCGTGTACTCAGATAAGGCTTTTACCATCGCAAAAGCCAAATGGCTCTTACCAGTCCCAGCTTCTCCTTGAAGCACGATGTTGTTCCTAGCACCCTCAGACCACTCACGACAAATCCGTCTTGCAAAAGCTAGCTTTTCCGCTTCTTTTTCAGTAGGTGTCTCAAAATTGTCCAAGGTTGCATTTTTCAAAACCTCATCATAAAGAGAAAACTTCTCAAGATAGTATTTCCTCTCTCGTTCATTCTCAGCGTCGGCCAGTTCATTCACTCTTGCCTGATTCTCTTCATGGATTCGCTCAGATTCACACATACGGCACACAACACTCTCAGTCCTCAATATCTTTATCAAAGGAATGTTGTGCTTTTCGCAAAACTCTTCTTGTTGTTCTGTATTCCTGTGATAAGATAAGACAATTTCCTCAAATACATTGTCTACCATGACAGACGACCTCCGCATTCGTGCCAACTCGCCATTTCAGACAAGCAGGTAATCACTTGATGAATTGGTTGTCCTGCTAAAAGAGTTTTCTTCTCGTAGCTTAACGGATAATAGTCTATCTCGAATTGTTCAATCAGTTCTAATACCCCCATTCGTCCTTGGCCTCCTGTTCTGCTTTCTTATCCTTGTTCTTCTTTTCGGATTGACGAACTTGCTCAACAGTCGTGACATTGTTCATCTCCCAATTTCTTAAAATACCGCCAATATATTTGATGTTCGGCTTTCCTGAGTTAATAGCAGTCTTCAATGCTTCTTTCACCAAATCCACATCATTCTCATTTAGGAGATGGTTTATTTCTTCAATCTCAAATCCAGATAAGAGTCTACGAAATTCAGATTGAAACAGTTCTAAGATATTTTCTTGACCACTACTACTATTAGTAGTAGTTATTCTTCTCTTATTCTTATCTTTATCTAATCTATTCTTATTCTTTTCTTTATCTTCTTCTAGTGCGTTACCGTCCGTTACTGTAACGTTACCTGTAACGTTACCAAGAGCAAGATTTTTCTGTTTTTTGCGGTATTTGGCTACACGGTTACGTGTCTGTTCCTTGATTTTCTCCATTCCATCAACGTTTTGATGTTTTTCCCAGTTTGGCAAGGTAATGACACCCTCAATAACCTCAATCATACCGAACCGTTCAAATATTCCCAAGGCCATCCTAACAGTGTTGAGGGGTCTTTGGAATCTATTAGCTAACATTTCATCTGTATAAACTAAATTAGGTGAAATTGCTAAAACTCCATTTTTATTCAATTTTCCAGCCAACACTAGAATTTTGAACCAAATTACCAGAATAGCATCATGATCAGGAAGTGCATCGATAAGACAGATTTTTTCATCGTCAAAAACATCAGTAGTAATTTTAATCCATTTGATTTCAGACATGCCGAGCTCCCCACTTCCTACGGTTCGCACGGTACTTCATCCGCATATCATCATAGATATGCCTGCCTTCTAACTCTAGTTTTTCAAGCTTGAGCAGACGGTTTTGAGAGGCCACATCATGATTGTCCTTGGTTAGTTTTTCATAGTCCTTAACTAGTTTTTCATAGTCCTTGGTTAATTTTTCATAGTCAGTTATGTATTCTTTGACCAATAATAGATTTTTATGATCATATTCCCAAATCGTAATAAAATGTCTTTTATCTGATCCCTTTTCTATCGCTTCTTTGATATACATAATCTGGTCATCCAGCCATTGAATCAATCTTTCCATTTCCTGACCTCCTCATTACAAAAATCTGATTGCAGACTGTTTAGGTTCTGGCAAAGCTAACGGCTCAGGGCGCAATCCTACAGGCGGTTCGTTGTCATATGTGAATCCTTTGAACTCTCTGCGAATATTCTTGCGAATTTCTTGCCATTTGTCCTCTCTACCACGTTCATATGCATGATTACGCACTTGGATAATCATAGACGCAAATTCTTGCTCTTCTCGTCTTTCTTTTTCCTTACGCTCCTCTTGCAATTTGATATGACGGCAAGCCCCTGCAAATCCAATCAGCAAGGCTCCAACACCCATTAACTGGTCTAAAATCGGTGGTTCAAACATTTTTCTATCTCCTTATGCTCTTAATTTTCGTACTTCTTTTTCTAATTCCAAAATCTCATAAACATCATTGACATCGTACATAATATCTTTCCCTTGCTTACGAAATCTTAATCCTTTACGTTCTAACTTCTTAATATAGCCATGATTGAAGCCGAACCTCTTCATCAAAGCCTGTTGATTGATTGGCATGCGATCATTCTCTAACTGCGCCTTGACCTGCTTTTCAGCAAAGGCCAGTAATTGGTTTGTGAACAATTCAGCACTTTCGCCGTCCAATCGTAATTGTAGCGTTATACCTTCCATTTTTTTACATCCTCTCAACTATGCGGGCAAGCATTTTTGTGATATAATGGTTTTAATAATTTAAGTGTGCACCTGATTTCCGTCAGGCTTTTTTTGCGTTGTTGTCAAACTGTTTTACTTTCCATCGCCCTGAGTTCTATCTCATGGCTGACTTGTCTAAATAGCTTCTCACACGCTATTTTAGCTTCTCTGTACGTTGTAGATTCACTGATGAAGTAATCAGCAAGTTCAATGATTTTATCTTCCATTCAACCTCCTATATCAGTCTCAAGACTGATGTAATATCCTCCTAAATTGCTATAATAATTTTGACTAGGACCTCTCACCGTTTTAGTCAAAAAATCAATAGAAAGGAGGGAGTTTTATATGGCAAAACTTACTAAAGAAGATGTTTTACAAGTTTCTAACGAAATCATAAATGATGCCATTCCTACTATCGAAAATATGCTGGATGAAGTATTTCAAGAATATCCTATCGATATAGAAGTTAGAAAAGCCATTCTTTACAGCACTCTTGCTGTTTATAGACTTAGCACAGAAACTACAGTTTCGTTGCTAACACAACTTGTAAACGCTCAAGAAAATTAGTATTTCCTGATAATCTTTTTACCAACTCAGGGTCTGCCTTCACAAAGGTGGACTCTTTTTCTCCTCTATACGGATATCGTCTTGGTCTCATTTTTCCCCTCCCTACGCTTGACTAAAAGCGTTCAGTTCCATAATCTTCATCTTGGTATTTGTGCTTGGTTCCCAAGTCATCCAGTAAACTAGAGCGGCATCCGCATGCTTCTTGGGTAGCAAGTCATAGCGACTAATGTTGAAGTGGTCCTTGAAATCAATCTCAGCTTGTCTAAAGACCGACTGAGCAAAAATCTTATCCGCATAAGCTGGACTGTCAATACCACCCAGGCAAGCCACTACACGAGCCTTACGCTTCTTCAGTAGCGATTGAGCGTAGCTAGGATGAATCGGTTGCTCACTCTTGAGATAGTCAATATCTTCCAGCATGGTCGCCTGTTGCTCACGTAATTTCTTCTGGCCAGTAAACAGAGCGATAAAGGCATCCTCGTCCAAATCCTCACGGATAAATCCACCCTGCTTTCGAATAGCTGGTAAAACCTCTGATGTTACCCAACGCTTGAATTCCTTGGCCTGGGGCAACTTGCTGGATAAGATAAGAGAGTAGAGACCAGATTCGTTGATGATAATCATGTCCTGTGTTCCACCACTAGTAGGGATGCCCTGTTTTAGGGCGTCCTCTTCATCAACGTGAAGAGCAATCGCATTTCTAGCCTTGCTATATCCTAGGATATCCGCTACATCCTTACCGACAAACCACGGCTCGTCATCAATTGTCAAAGTACGGACTTCCTGTCCGTGAAAGTTAAAAATTTCGTTCATAATGTTCCTTTCAAATGTGGTATAATCAAAATAAAACGATTGGAGAAATCTTATGGAATATCAAGCTCTTATTCAACCTGTAATTAGTATCATTCTTGCAATAATCTCAGGGTTATTGTCATATGTCGCATCAAAAGCTAACAATAAAGCTGAGATTGAAAAACAAGCCAAAGAACATTCACATACTGTTGAAAAACTCGAAAAAGAATTTCATCATCAGATAGATACTCTAAAACAGCAACATGCCTTAGATCTTGAAAAAATCAAACAAGCTCATGAATTACGGTTACAAGAACTTGAAAAAGTATCTCAGCTTGATACTGAAACCGACAAGGCTATGAAGATAAATGATATTATCTACAAAACCATTACAGGCGAAGTTGATTTGGACAAAGCTTTAAAATTAGCTGATAAAGCTAACAATCACAAATAAAACCTAAATAAAAAATTTATTCAAAAGACTTCTAAAAAATCATAAATTAAATTTTTTTCTAACTCTTTCAAGCTCATCATCTTGTATTTTCTTATACTCGTCGATGCGCTTTTTTCTATCTCTTTTGCTAGCGTAGTATGTGGCAAAACCAATAATAAGATTGATTATGACAACAAAGTAAAACCATACTAGTTCTTCCATCTTCCCCTCCTACTCCAGCACCTTACTGCCGACTACCAATCGTTTAACGACAACGTCCATCTCCTTAAATTCGGCATTCTCTGCACAGTAGCGGACGCTCTCGCTAATGATGTGACAAATAGATACACCGTACTCGTTCGCCAGCTCCGTAGCAATCTCCCAGGCATCTTTGTCAATCCGTGTTACTTTTTGCGCTGCGTTGTTCATAATGTTCCCTCCTTGTTGCGGTTAAACCGCAATGTCGTGTAAAAAAATAATGTCATCAATAGACACACCAAAAGTAGTAGCGATTTGATAAGCTTGGGTTACAGTAGGTTCTGTTTTCCCTCTTTCCCAATTTCCCCAAGTATCAACAGAGACATCAATAGCCTCGGCTGCATCCGCTTGTCTCCAATTTTTTAGAGTTCTCAATGTTTTTAGAGTCATTTTTTGCATTTTACAGTCCTTTCTATCTTTTTTATAATTGAGTGACTCAACTATGACTCTATTATAATGCGGTTAAACCGTAATGTCAAGTGTTTTTTGCGTTTTTATCGTATTTTTTTATTTTTTCTTTACTTTTTTGCGTTTTTGCCGTAATATATACTATATAAAGGAGTGATACAAATGAGCAATAATAAAAGTAAAGAAATTTTCTCTGCGAACTTGGAAAAGTTAATGACCAGCAGAGACGTTGATAGAAATAAACTTTGTTCTGATTTAGGATTAAAATACACTACTGTAAGAGATTGGTTAAAGGGTATAACTTATCCTCGGATAGGAAAAATAGAATTACTTGCGGACTATTTCGGTGTTAATAAATCAGACTTAATAGAAGATAAAACTCAAGAAGTAAAAGAAGTAAAAATCCCTACTTCCCCTCTTGTCCAAAAAATTACTGAAAAAGTTGTAAAGTTGTCAACTCCAAGAAAACAAAAAGTTCTGAACTATGCTAATGAACAATTAAAAGAGCAGAATAATAAAGTGATTATGATTGAGGAAAAGCTTTTTGAATACCGTGTTTTTGAAAAACTTTCAGCTGGTACTGGATTCTCATACTTCAACGATGGTAACTATGACACTGTTTTTTATGACAAAGACTTAGACCACGATTTTGCCTCTTGGGTTTTTGGAGACTCAATGGAACCTAAGTACATGAATGGAGAGGTCGTTCTTATCAAAGAAACAGGATTTGACTATGATGGTGCTGTTTATGCAGTTGAGTGGGATGGCCAAACTTACATTAAAAAAGTTTATAGAGAAAAAGACGGTCTTAGACTCGTCTCTATCAATAGCAAGTATAAAGATAAATTCGCACCATATGACGAAGATCCAAGGATTATTGGAAAAATAGTCGGAAACTTCATGCCAATAGAAAATTAAAAGGAGAAACTTATGAAAATAGGAATGAGAAAACCAAGTCTGACCAGAAGTTTAAAAGCTAGAACTACTAGTAAATGGAAAAGACAGGCTAAAAAAGCTATTATCCCTGGCTATGGTAAAAAAGGGATGGGATGGGTTAAAAATCCAAAGAAAGCCATGTATAACAAGGTTTATCATAAGACAACCTTTGGACTTTCGGATTTGTTTAAATCATCCAAAAAGAGAAAGAAGAAAGTGGTCAACAACAAACAGCAATCTATTCTTGCCTCGAACGGCAAAAAGCAACACACTCCAAAAGAATATAAAGAAGCTGGGCTTGTCTTTATGTTTTTAGGTGCTATATTCCTATTTTTATTTCCACCTCTCGGCTTCTTCTTGTTTATTACTGGTTTTATAACTTACATTATTGGTCGTTTAACTGCAAAGCGAGAGAAAAAGAAGAAAGTTGAAAATTACAGTCCACAGATTGATACAATTGTTTTCCGAGATGATTTCTTATTAATGGGAACAAATTATCATCAAGAAGAAGCTGAGATTGCAGCTGATTTTCTTTCCAAGGGTGTCCATTATTTTGGGAAAGATAATAAGAGTTTGAAATCTTATATGCTTGAAACATATAAACCTGTTTACAAATACAATAAATTGAAAACAGTAGACGTTCAACTATTACCAGAACCTTCAAATCCGCATGATAAAAATGCTGTCAAAGTTTTAGTGAATAATATCTTTGTCGGATACTTACCAGCTATGATTGCAACACAAGTTTCATCCTACATTTCTAATCTAAATTACAGATATGATGCAATCCTTACAGGTAGAGGAGGACCATATAAAACCCTAAATATCGAAACTGAGAGAGTCGTTTCTCGTAAAAGTAACTTAACTTACTATTTAGATTTAACAGTATGGCGTCTTGCTAAAAAATAAAAAAATCCCCACACTCGCAAAGTTTGGCGACTCTGAGTGTGAGGATTCAACTTTCCATCAAGCAATCAATGGAAAGGATGATAAAAAAATACAACTATAGTTTATCATAAGTTCTACACCTTTTCAACTATGCGGGCAAGCAATCGAAAAGAAAGGACTTTTTTATGATAAAAAAATACCTTACAAAAAAAGGAGAGACTAGATATCTCTTTCAAACATATCTGGGTATAGACCCTGCCACTGGAAAAGAAAAACGTACAACACGCCGTGGTTTTAAAACCATAAAAGAGGCAAAGGCTGCCGAACGTGACCTCCTCTTAGACGTTGAAGAGAACGGTTTTTCAAATAATGAAGATTTCCAGAACCCTACTTTCGCTGAAGTCGCTGAGTTGTGGCTTGATAGCTATAAGAGCACTGTGAAACCAACAACCTATCAGAACGTTAAGAAAAAACTTGATGTTATGATTGACTTGTATTTTACAGATATGAAAATCCAGCAGATCAGTGTAGCTTATTGTCAAAAGGTTGCTATCAAGTTAAGTAATCGCTATATCCTCTATGCCAATTACTACTCTGTCATCAGCCGTATTTTCAAGTATGCCACTTCTCTTGATATTATTAAGTCAAATCCTTTAGACAAGATTATCAAGCCTAAAAATAGACCCTTAAAGGGCAAAGAAAACTACTATACAAAGCAGGAACTAACCAAGTTCCTTAAAGTTTACAAAGCAAATTGCAAACCAGTAGACTACACTTTTTTCCACTTACTCGCTTTTTCAGGATTGAGAACTGGAGAAGCTATCGGACTCATGTGGTCAGATGTTGACTTTGAAAATAAGTTGTTAAGTATTTCTCGTACAGCTGTCGTAATTGGTGACAAGCAAACTGTTCAGGATCCTAAAACCAAAAGGAGTACGAGGGTTATCACCTTAGATGATGAGACTCTGAATGTATTAAAACTCTGGAAACGTCAACAAATAAAAGAATATTTCCAGGCTGGTGTGCCTTATAAACATGATTCGAATTATATTTTTACGAACAATGGCGGAGGATGGCTTTTAGCTGCAACTATGAAAGTGAAACTTTTAAGATTCTTTCGTAAACACAATAATCTTAAAAAAATTTCGCCTCACGGGTTTAGACATACACACGCTTCTCTCCTCTTTGAAGCTGGTGTTACAGCCAAAATTATTTCAGACAGATTAGGTCACAACAATGTTCAAACTACCCTTGATATGTATACCCACATCAACGATAATCAACGTGTTGAAGTCGTTAATCAGCTCATGGATTTTATCCGCTCAAGCTAAAAGTAGTGTCGTATTCAATTTCGTATTCAATTTTAGTTGACCTACTGAAACCCCACTGATTTCAAACGA